TCTAACAACTGACCCTAGTCCACCAAGTAATCCACCAAGAATTCCACCACCAATGTTTAAAGCACCACCTAGAACACTTCCAATTATTCCTACAGCACCAGAAATTAAAGAACCTCCAAAACTTAACATACTTCCCATAACACTAAAGATATTTGAAACTATTCCTGATGCAAGTGAAGCAGCAAATCCAGCACCAGAAAATAGTTTACCTAATACACTATCTCCACCACCAGCAGATGAAGAAGAACCAGCACCTGTACCAGGTTTAGCTTTTTTAGGACCCATTGACAAATAGTTTTTTTGTGGTTGTATAAATGCTTTTTTACCGGTTGCTCTGACTAGAGAAGCTATGTTTTGTTTCATAATATTCATGTCTCTAGCCATTGCTGGTAGAACCATAGTATTACGTGCAGTTAGACGAGTAGCACCCGCAGTTAAAGTACCAGCAGCATTACCTGCTGCTCCACGACCCGAAGATGTACTTTGTACGGACCTATCATATTGATATCCTTTTCCTAACGATGCACGTAATACTTGTCCCAGTACTCCACTCTTTGGAAATAAGTTTCTATAGTCACCTTTCTCTCGCAAAGAAGCAACATTTGCCATTGCTAATGCTTGAGGTAAGTTAGTACCTGCCTTTAATTCTTGGCGAAGTATTTGTGCAAGTCTAGATTCTCTTTGTGCCATATCTTATTTCTTTCTGGTTGCTTTTTCTAATTCTCTTTGTTGTTTTTCTTTTTCCAAAAACTGCGTCAATAAAGTAAGATATATTTCTCTTTCCCATGGTATCATATTTTCCAATTCCGTTAAACTATACTTGTGGTGATGTATTAACGCAAAATTAGTTTGATAATAACCAACTAAACTTTCATGAGAAAGAGCTAGCCGAAAAAACTCTGTACGCCTTCAATTGTAATCGTATCATCTAGACCACACTTTGGGCATTTAAATTCTAAATCTTTTTTTACCTTTGGCATAGAATCAAAAAACTCTTTGATTTTTTCTAGATGCTTTTGTTGCAGACTATCAATGAATTCTTCAAGGTCTTTAGGATCCTCATCTTTTGGATAGTACATATTATCGGTATCGTATATGTACTCAATACATTGAACCAATAATTCAAATATAGCTTGATCCTCTGATTTGTTCTCAAGTTTTTTCATCATTTCAAACGTAGGATACTTTAAAACAATACCTAAGTTTTCTGAAATTTCTATTTTGTTTGTATGTTCTGATCCAAACTCTGGTTTGATTTCCAGAACATTTACTTTATAATCTACCGTACCATTACATGTTTTAGTTTCACCATCTGGATTGGTAAGTTGATTGTTGCATTTGTATTTGATATCAACAACTTCATTAACCGACCTTGCACGAAGATTCAAGAATAAAAATTCCAAATCAAATACAGGTAATGTGTCTATATCAAGTTCAGTTACAATGCAATTTTTTAAAATCTGTTTAATAGCATCAATAATGTCTTTAGTATCAGTTGCCTGAGCAGTCATTAAAAGTAACTTTTGTTCCTTTACTAGAAAAGGTCTAAATTTTACTATTTTGTTATTTGATGGTAGTGTTGCTTCGTAAATCGGCACATCAATTTTTGGTAAAGCCATAAAAACTCCTTAATTAATAATTATAAACCTAATCGTCCATTCAGTAAAGGTATTTTGGAAGTTATACCTCCGAGTGCATTTGTAATTCCTTTTTGTGTATCCCTTGTAAGATTTGCAAATGCACTTCCAGTTAAAGCCGAAACAATTTTAGCTTCGTCATAGTTTCCTTCATAAATTGTTCTGTACTTATGATATGAAAACTGAACTGTTAATTTATGTACGCCGTCATCTCCCCAAGAAACTGGTTGTGCGGTAATACCTATTGGGAACGCATCCATTAATTCGACAGCATATATTTGTTTGACAAAATCATCATATTGAATAATCTTCATTTGTGTTAGATAATTTCCACCACCACCTTTTGCTTTTGGAAAACGGAAATTATTTGTTACTGGAGACATTATTGATTCCATCCAAACATCAAATAGTTTTCTTTCATTAAATTCATTCGTACATATGAATGTAAGTGATATGTCAGAATATGCCACTTGATTTGGTACTTTAAAAGTGGGACCGTATACTTTTACATCTGTAGTTGTAAATGCTTTCCCTGGTAATTCTGTGGCTTCACATTGCAGAGCTAAAAATCTTGATGCTTCAACATTCGTTGTTATTGAATCATCGCTTTTACTGTTATTTAAAAGATTATTGACAAATTGTTCTGTTACAGTTGAAAGTGTATTACTAAGATCCAATAATTTTGATGCGTCACTAGCACTTACTCTCTTTCCAACAAGTATTGGTATTGGAATAACTACTTCAAAGCGACTAGGTTTTGCTGGACCACCCTTCGCAGCAATGTTAGAAAGAAATAGATTTGGTGAAAATGACATTAGAATTTTTCCTCTGATTCTGCGAATACTTGATTTTTAGATGCCTTTGCAAAGTTCTCCATTGGTAACAATGCAGCAATATCCCATTCGTTTGCATCGATTTGTACGAATTTGGATTGAATGTGTTTATACAAATATTTCTTCAGACAAGGAGTGTGTTCATATATTCTCGAAGTATTTTTAAGATAATGATAGTTTACTCTTAATCTGGTACTTGCGTTATAACTGTTGTTTGTGTTCGTCTCACTCAACTTGTCAAGAAATATCAATCTTTGTTTTGGTCGAATATAATGTAAATTCAATCCAAGAAATCCATCACCATGTTCTTCAATAGGTATGACTAAAGGAAACTTATCATAGTATTTCATAAACTCTTTAGTCTTTGGGTCGTAGTAATAGAAGTACATATTACCTACAATTGAACTATCTCTTAGTCTAGATTTATCTTCCATCAGTCTAGTCCTTGACGGATTTAGACTTTTGACTTTAGATTGTAACCACGCACGAGCTTTTTCAGTACGAGGTGCCAATCCCTCATTTCTTAAAGACTTTTCTATTCGATTTATTAAGTATGCCATTGTCTATTTATCTCACAAACCAAGGTGTTTCTCAGTTATGATTTTAAATTCCCATCCGTTGTCTTTGCAGAATTCAGTAGCAGCTTTCCACTTGGATTGGTTGACAATGTAAGTCATAGATTCCTGAATGTACTTTTTAGTCTGCCGTTTCTGCTCAGGTTTCTTGGTTTGAATCTCGGGTTTGACTTCAATAACATACGTCATAACGGTACCGTCTTTGCGTTTCATCTTTGCCACAAAGTCTGGGAAATAACGATGTTTCTTATTGTCAATTGGGTTGTAGTATGGTATAATAAGCTCTTCGGACGCCCACCAGATTACTTCCGGATGGTCGTCTAGATACTTCATTACACGTAGCTCCCACAGAGAACGGTAAATGATATTATTTGCATTTCCGTTGTATTTTGTGGGGTTCTTGGGTTTAAATGTTCCTTTGTATGACATAAATACTATCTAGTTAATCTCTCAAGGCAACCCTATGCAATTCAATTTTTTTGACGTACAATATACAGCAGAAACCAGACCTAAAGGTGCTAGGAACTTTATCCCGCTCGGAGGAGCAAGAGCTGCGGTAGCTGGTGGTGATGGTAAATTAGGAGCAATGTATAGGTATCCTATAGACTTAGGAAGTCTAGATAAAGCTCATTTTGCATTTTTTACAATCTATCAACAAAATAATACCAAGAATCCAAGTTTTAGAGGAGCCGTGTCCGGATTAAATAATACAGCTAAATTTAGAGCTGGGCAATTGAATAATATAGGAACATCAATTCAAACTACCACAGAACTTGCGGAAAATCTTTACAATTGGGCAGGACTGGTATTATCAAATGGTCTTACTCCACAACAACAAGCGCTTAAGAAAAAATTGAGTGAATCTGGAGCTGCCGAAGGTGTTCGGATTATTGAAGATGCTTTAAAAGAAGAATTTCCAATTGGTAATATAGACGGAAAAAATTATTTAAATCAAGTAACACGTATTAAAGACTCAATAGCACTCTACATGCCAGATACTTTGGCATTTTCTTACAATCAAAACTATAGTGATTTTTCTTTCGGTGATCTTGGATTAGGAATGGTTGGAGTTTCAGCTATTAATGAACTGAAAAAAAATCCAAAAGCAGGGTTTAATGATTTAGCCAAAACACTAGGAAAAAATTTATCTCCATTCATTTATGCTGGAATGAAAAAGTATTTGGGAAATAATGGAACAGCGTTATTTCAAGTTGCTGCGAATAAAGTAGTGAATCCTATGGTAGAGTTATTATACACTAGTCCAAATTTTCGTGAGTTTAATTTTGATTTTATGTTTTATCCAAGAAGCGAAGAAGAAGCAAAAGATGTTTATAATATAATTCATTTATTTAAATATCATCAAGCACCTGAAATATCTCAAGGAACAGCTGGATTTTTCTTAACTCCACCTTCACTTTTTGATATTGATTTTTATTACGCTGATAAAAAAAATCCAAACTTACCACAACTTGCAAGTTGTGTTTTAACAAGAATTGATGTTGATTATGCTCCAAACGGATTTGCAGCTTATGAAGAAAATCCTTCATATTCAGCAGGCAAAACTTCAGAATTTAATTATTCAAATAATCCAAAAATTGGTGGTACAGGAACACCTGTGGCAACTCGCATGACTTTACATTTTAAAGAAACATACATTCATACAAAAGAAAGTTTTACTAATTCTGATATGACACTAGGAATGCCATAATGTCAAAATACTTTTCTTTCTTTCCTCAAACTTTCTATAAACCAACAAATGAAGGTACTAGTTTAGATGCTGTAACAAATATCATGACTAGGTTTAAAATGCAAGAAGGTTTTAAAACAAACTCATCTGTATATTACAAGTATAAAATAGAAGATGGTGAAACACCAGAAATATTGGCACAAAAAGTTTATGGTGATGTGGAAAGACATTGGATTATACTACTGTTTAATAATATAGTTGATCCGCAATATGATTGGCCATTAAATACAATCACCTTGAACAATTTTATCAATAACAAATATTCTGCAAACGCAAATACTACAACTGGTGAAACGGGTACGATGTGGGCTAGATCAAATATACATTCATACTATAAAGAAATTACAACAACATACAACAACAAGTCAGATACGATAACTATTCAGTTGGATTCCGGAACATATGCAAATACTGTATCTGAAACATCATATGTTACACTAACTACTGGTGAACAAATAGAAAAACGAGTTACAAAACTATCAAAATCTTATTATGAATATGAAGATGAACAGAACGAAAATAAACGAGAAATAAAATTGTTAAAACCAGAATTTGCTTTTGACCTAATTCAAGAATTCCGTACCGTTATAAAATAATGCAAATTACTCAAAGTACACAGTTTATAATACATGCTCTTACCATAAATTTAAAAGATGGAGATAAAAATGCGTCTTATGATATAAGAGAAATTTTTGGTGAACTCAATATTTACGATACAATTTTTCTATCATCTATATCTGGTAACATTTATATTAATGATTCTTTAGGATTATTGAACAAATTTGTGTTTGATGGAAGTGAGGTAATATCTATAAAAATAGGAAAAAGTTCAGATGATATTGAAGAAGATAAATCATTAATCTATGAAAAAAAATTCAGATTATATAAAATTACCGACAGAAAAAATAACAACCAAACTAGTGAATCATATTTGTTACACTTTATAAGTGATGAATATGTTTACTCTTTAATGAGAAAAATAAATCGTTCATATTCAGGTGAATATTCTACTATTGCTAGAAAAATAATGACGGATAAAAATGGTTTAGGTTTAAATGAGGAACCCGTAATTACACCATCACTAGGAATAAAGAATATAATTATTCCTAATCTATCACCTATTGAATCTTTAGAATGGATGGCTAAACGTGCTGTTAATGAAGAATTTCTTCCCGACTATTTATTTTTTGAAAATAAACTTGGATATAATTTTGTTTCTTTACTTGATATAATAAAACAAAAACCTGTTTGTATGATTAACTTTAATCCTAAAAATTTAACTCCTGCTGTTTTAAATGGTAAAAATTCAATGGCAGAAGAATTTTTAGGTGCTAGAGATTTTAAAGTATTAACACAATTTGATTTTTTGGAAACTGTAAAAAATGGATCGTGGGCTGGAACATTTCAAGGATTCGATCCAGTAACTAGATCATTTGAATCTATGGATTTTGAATATTCTAGTTTTAGGGGAAACACAAATAAAAGAAATGCATTGACCACATTGATTCAAGATAAACAAGGTAAACTCAATACTAACTCTTATAACACTAGAAAAGTATTGGCTTCTTTTGAATCAAATAGAAATAAGAGTGAGTATATAAAATCCAAATTAAATAATACACAAGAAAATATTGTTCCCGATAATCCTGAACAATATTTGTTACAAAGAAGATCGATATTTAAAAGTTTCTTAGATAGAAAAGTTAGAGTAGTTGTTCCTGGTAATTTTAAAATTTCTTCTGGATTAAATGTTTTATTAAAAACACAGGACAGATCAGTAAGACCAATAAACGGTGAAGTTGATGATAGAAGTTTATATGCTAATTATACAGTTATAGCTTGCAGACATATTATAACATTTACAAAACATGAAACAATTTTTGAAGCTGCATCTGATTCTACATTCTTGGATCAAAAACAAAATTTAACAATTTCGACTTCTAATGATTTCTTAAATGATAAAATGGCATAAATGGAATATAAATGAATAAAGAATACGCTGGTTTAGGTGGATTTGTCTGGTGGGTTGGTGTAGTAGAAGATAGAAACGATCCATTAAAATTAGGAAGATGTAGAGTTAGAATTTTTGGATGGCATTCCGAAAGTATAGCAGACTGTCCAACTAAATCATTACCTTGGGCACAAGCTATGATGCCTTTGAATAATGCTAACACATATACACCTAAAGAATCTGATATGGTTGTTGGATTTTTTACTGATGGCGAAAATGCACAACAACCAGTTATGATGGGAATACTTCCAGGCATTCCATTAGCTACTCCAAATCCACAACAAGGATTTAATGATACAAGGGATGGTAAACAGTTATTTGTAGCTCCTGTAAAACCAGAAGATGACAAAACACATTATCCTAGAAAATTAGATGAACCAACAACTTCGCAATTAGCTAGATATGATAATCTACCACATCAAATCTCCAACTTAAAACAGAACGCACTACGTTTTGAAAGACAACCGTCT